TGACCCCCGCGAACTGCTGGGAATCGTCAGTCGCATGGAGGCTCAGGCCCGCTTCGACAACCAAGACTACTTCTCCGCCGTGACGCTCTACGTCGAAGGCGAAATCAAATGGAAATACGCATGAAGTTCAAGACAGGCATGAAGGGCATCACCGAGGCTGGTCACAAGTACGAAGTCCTCGGCATTTTCCCGCTCCGCCCGAAGTCCATTCTGGCTGACGTGGACGGCACCGTTCGCGAGTTCTACCCGAGCGGCAAGGTCTCGCTGCTGGGCAAGTGCGGCCTCGATCTGATCCCCACGAAATCAAGCGTCACCACGTACGTCAACGTGTACCGCGATGGCTACTCCACCGGCCACCCGACGCTCCACGCCGCACGCATGTCGGCAAACCTGGGCGTGCTGATTGTCGGCCATGAGCTGACCGTCGAACTCCTTTGATGACTCCCACCGAACTCCTCCGGGACGCCTATCGGGAGCTGGATGAATCCGGCTCCCTGTCCCTCACGACCCTGCGCAATCTCAACACGGCCGGCATCGACACCGCCGTGTTGACTGCAATCTCAACCCTCGAAACGGAAGACTGAATGGCACAGAAGTACCCGATCCTCAACACCCCGAAGGGTGTGGCCGTATGGCCGAACCTCAACGCCCCGGACACCAAATTCAAGCCCGAAGGCGAGTACACCGCACGACTGGCGTTCGATCCGAACCTGCCCGAAGTGCAGCAGCTCATCACCACGCTTGAGAAGGTCCGCGACGAACTGTTCGAGGAGTTCAAGGCTGAGAAGCCGGCTCACAAGAAGTTCGAGGTCGCCCCGGTGTTCACCGAGGAGCTGGACAAGGAAGGCGAAGAAACCGGCCGCATCACGATCAACTTCAAGATGAAGGCGAGCGGCGTCAGCAAGAAGACCAACAAGCCGTGGACGCGCAAGCCCACGATCTTCGACAGCAAAGGCAAAGAGATCAAAGCCCCACCGACCATCGGCGGCGGTTCGATCCTGCGTGTTGCCTGTGAGCTGGGCGGCGGCGGTGTGCCGAGCGCCAAGAAGTTCTACCTCTCCCCGAAACTGGTCGGCGTAAAGCTGCTGGAACTGGTGAGCTTCGGTAGCGTGACTGCAGCGGGCTGTGGCTTCGGCGAAGACGAAGGCGGCTACGAAGCTGACGACGCACCGGCACCGAGCACGTTCGGCGGTGACGACGACGCCGGCAACGATGAGGGTACGAGTGGCGGCAGCGGGGACTTCTAAGTTCCTGACACCGGGCATGAAGCCGGAAGCAGTGGTGGCGGGTCACATCGCCACCATCGTCATCCCACTCGAACCTCTACCCGCATCTCGCCCCCGCGTCACCAAGTGGGGCACCTACATTGCCAAGCCGTACAAGCAGTGGATCGACGCTGCACTCGACGTAATCCCCGAGGGAAACCTCTGGCTCGACAAGAACCTCCCGCTCCTCGTTGTGACCACGGCCGTCTGCACGAAGGCCCGCACGTCCAAGCTGTTCTTCCCACGTATGGATGTCGATAACACCGCGAAGGCGGCCCTCGACATCGTCACGAAAGTGGGTGGCTATTGGGCTGACGACAATCAGATTGTCCACCTGGTCACGACCAAGCGATTCGCCGCTCCAGGCGAAGCCGCCTACACCTCCCTCAGCATTTATTCGCTGTGAAGATCAAAGCCCTCGACACCATCGAGCGCATCTTCGTCACTTGTTCCATGACCGCTCCATCCGCTGACATCGGCGTACTGGAACTGGCCGGCGCTCACCGCCGTCAGGGTTACTCCGAGATCGCCGTTCACTACGTCATTCGACGGGACGGCTGGATCGAGAAAGGTCGTGACGAAAGACTCCGTGGTGCTGTAGCGCCGACCCACGCATCCAGCTCGCTACAGGTCTGTCTCATCGGTGGACTGAACGAGCACTTGGAAACGAAGGGGCAATTCACACACGAGCAGATCAATGTGTTGAGACGGCTATCTACCAACTACGGCGCTCCGCTGGTGTTTGGTCACGAACCGCCACTTCTCTCACTCAAAGACCACTTCAAGGAACCCTGATGAATCTCTCCCCTCAATCGAAGACCGTGCTCGCGCACCTCCGTGCCGAAGCGCACATCACCTCATGGCAAGCCGAAGGCGTCTATCGCATCCGACGCCTCGCCTCACGCATCGACGAGATCGTTGCGGCGGGATACGAGGTCATCAAGAACGAGGCGCGTGACGCCACTGGTCAGCGTTACATCCGCTACTCCCTGAGCGCAACGCAGAAGCGTTACGCCGGCCCCATCCATCCGCCGCGCGCGAAGTGCCTGCGTCTGACCGTCGAGCACATCGAAGAAACGATGCACGAACTCGGCTACTGCCGCTGCGCTGTGGAAAAACTCATCAACCGCCTGAAGGAATCTGCATGACCCCTACTGCAACCGCAATGCGTATCGCATTTGAGAAGGCCGCTGCTGCACCCCTCGCGAATCGAATCAACCGTCTTCTGGTCACGTCCGCGCTGCGCCGCAAGTGCGGCCTGGTGACCCGCAAGACCATGTGGTCAATCCAGCGTGGAAACCGCTGAGTCCGAGCTGGTCTCGAAAGGCTCTTGCGACGACTGCGGTTCCTCTGATGCGTGTGCCCTCTATTCCGATGGGCATACGCACTGCTTCTCCTGCGGCAAGACCCGCCAAGGCGACAGCACCCACACACCCAAACGGAGCAAGCGCATGTCCGATGAGTTTCTACACGGACAGTCCCAGGCTCTAACGAAGCGTGGGCTGTCAGAGGATACCTGTGCCAAGTTCGGCTACACAGTCGGAGAGCACCACGGGAAGCCAGTACAGATCGCCAACTACATGCGCGATGGCGAAGTTGTTGCGCAAAAAGTCCGGTACACCGGCAAAGAGTTCAACGTGCGTGGCTCACTCAAGGGCGCTGGCCTGTACGGTCAACACCTATGGAGTCCGGGCCGCAAGATCGTCGTCACTGAAGGCGAGATCGACTGCCTGAGCGTCAGCCAGGTGCAAGAGAACAAGTGGCCTGTCGTGTCCGTCCCGAACGGCGCGCAGGGTGCAAGGAAGGCAATCGCCAGCGAACTCGAATGGCTGGAGAAGTTCGAGGAAGTGGTGCTGCTGTTCGACATGGACGAAGTGGGCCAGGCCGCCGCACAGGAGTGCGCGCTGCTGTTCACACCAGGCAAGTGCAAGATCGCCCACCTCTCAATGAAAGACCCGAACGAGATGCTGCTGGCGGGCAAGGCCCGCGAGATCATCACGGCCATCTGGAACGCCAAGGTGTTTCGCCCCGATGGCATCGTGACCTTCGGGGACATCAAGGAGCGTGCGCTCGCCGCGATCACCCGTGGACTGCCGTGGTTCCTGCCGACCCTCACTGACGCCACGTATGGCCGTCGCTACGGTGAGGTCTATGCGTTCGGTGCCGGCACAGGCGTCGGTAAGACCGACCTGTTCACTCAAGAGATCGTCCATACCGCTGTGACCCTCAACGAGAAGTGCGGCCTGTTCTATCTGGAGCAGCCGCCTGTCGAGACCGGCAAGCGTGTGGCAGGCAAGCTGGCAGGCAAGCGGTTCCATGTGCCTGACGGCTCGTGGGAACAACAAGAACTGAATGACGCGTTCGAGCAGATCGAAGCCAGCGGCAACGTCTTCATGTACGACTCATTCGGCAGTACCGAATGGGCCACCGTGCTCGCGAAGATGAAGTACCTGGCCGCTGCAGAGAACGTCAAACACTTCTGGCTAGATCACCTCACGGCCCTGGCGGCTGCTGAGGAGGACGAGCGCAAGGCCCTGGAGAAGATCATGGCCGACATCGCGGCGTTCGCTCAGGCCAACAACGTCTGCTTCTACCTCATCTCACATCTGGCTACGCCCGAGGGCAAGCCACACGAGGAAGGTGGTCGCGTGATGATCCGTCACTTCAAAGGCTCCCGCGCCATCGGATTCTGGAGTCACTTCATGTTTGGCCTGGAGCGAGACCAGCAGGCGGAAGACATCGCTGTCCGTCAGCACACCACGTTCCGCATCTTGAAGGATCGCTTCACCGGCCAAGCAACGGGCAAAACCATCGGCCTCGGCTACGACGTGGAGACCGGCCGGCTGTTCGAGCAGGAGCTTGAGGAAGCCCCGATGTTCCCTGATGAACCAGGGGAAGGCAGCAACGACTTTTGATTGAGTCCGCAGTTGTCGAGCACGTTTTCTACATCCCCAAGGACGCCCCGCTACGCGCAGCCGCGTCCGCCTGTTTCCCCTACGCAACCCCACCAACGGCCACCGATGCCGCCTTGCGATTCCCGCAGGGTGGCCGACGTGTGCGCGTGACCATCACTGTCGAGGAACTGCCATGAACCTGTTTTTCAAGAACCTGATCGCTGCTGTCGTTTCCGCTGTCTTGCCGGCCACCGTCGATGCAATCACCAACCGCTTCAACAAGGACGTGTCCAAGCTGGAGAAGCTGGCACTGGATCACCGCGCCGCTGCCGAGTCGCACACCGACCTGGCCCATGACTTCCTGGACATGGCCGACGCCGCGCACGACGAAGCCGACCGCGCCGAGCGCGTTGCTGCCCGCGTCAAAGCGCTGATCGACTGAGCACTCGATGCTCATATTCGACTGCGAGACCAACGGCCTCCTCGCTGAGCTAGACACGATTCACTGCATTGCCATGCGGGACATCGTGAAGGGCATCACCTACCGGGCCAACGATCACGGATCGAAGCTGAGCATTGAGGCTGCACTGCGCATCTTGATGGAAGCCCCGGACATCTGCGGGCACAACATCATCGGCTTCGACATCCCTGCGATCCAGAAGGTCTACCCATGGTTCAAGCCAAAAGGCCGTGTGTGGGACACGCTCATCATGTCCCAACTCATGTTCACCGACTTGTTCAACGATGACGTGAAGCGGATCAGGCAGCACGAGAAGGATGCTGCAGCGGGCCGGCGGACTGCCGGCATCTACCCGAAGAAGCTCATGGGCAAGCACTCGCTCGAAGCGTGGGGCTGGCGTATGGGCGTCTGGAAGGGCGACTACTCCGACATGATGAAAGCCAAGGGCCTCGACCCTTGGGCGGAGTGGAATCAGGAGATGGACGACTACTGCGTCCAGGACATCCGCGTCACCGCCAAGCTGTACGACAGGCTGATGGCTCAGGGTTTCAGCGAGGACAGCATCCGCCTGGAACACGACATTGCCCCGATCCTTCGGCGACAAGAGGCTCACGGCTTCCTGTTCAACAAAGAGAAGGGAAAGGAGCTGGAGGCTACGCTCGTCGGCTTGCGTGCTGAGCTGGTCGAGAAGCTGCGTGCGGTGTTCCCGCCGTGGCAGGCGAAGGCCGGCATCATCATCCCGAAGCGTGCCAACAAGACGAAAGGCTACGAGGTCGGCGTCCCCTTCCAGAAGTGGAAGACCATCACCTTCAACCCTGGATCACGCGCGCATATCGCTGATCGCCTGACCGCGCTCTATGGCTGGAAGCCAATGGAGTTCACCGACGCCGGCACGGTCAAGATGGACGAGACCACGCTGGAGGGCCTGAAGTATCCCGAGGTGCCCCTGCTGATCGAGTACCTGACCGTTGAGAAACGCTTGGGCCAACTCAGTGAAGGCAAGCAGGCGTGGTTCAAGGCCGTGAAGGCGGACGGCCGTATCCACGGTCGAGTGAATCAGAACGGCGCAGTCACCGGCCGCATGACGCACTCCTCGCCCAACATGGCACAGGTGCCCTCCTCCGGTTCGCTGTATGGCCCTGAGTGCCGTGCGTTGTTCGGTGTGCCCAAGGGCAAGCTGCAAGTTGGCGCGGACGCCAGCGGCCTTGAGCTGCGGTGCCTCGCTCATTTCATGGGCCGATGGGATGGTGGCGCGTACGCGAAGGTGATCCTGGAAGGTGACGTACACACGACCAACCAGACCGCAGCCGGACTACTCACCCGCAACGAAGCCAAGACCTTCATCTACGCCTTCCTCTACGGAGCAGGTGACGCGAAGATCGGCTCGATTGTCGGCAAGGGTGCGAAGCGCGGCGCTGAGCTGAAGGCGCAATTCCTGAAAGGACTGCCTGCCCTGGACTCGCTCATCAAGGCGATCCAGCACACCGTTCGGAAACAGGGATACCTCAAGGGCCTGGATGGCCGCCGTGTGCACGTCCGCAGTGCTCACGCTGCATTGAACACTCTGCTGCAGGGTGCCGGTGCCATCGTGATGAAGAAGGCTCTCGTGTTACTTGATGAGCGTCTGCAAGAAAACGGCTTGATCCCCGGCTTTCACTACGAGTTCGTCGCCAACGTGCATGACGAGTTCCAGTTAGAGGTCGATGAGGAACTTGCCGAGACCGTAGGTGCCGCCGCTACCGATGCGATCTTCCGCGCCGGTCAGCATTACGGCTTTCGTTGTCCGCTGGCTGGTGAGTTCAAAGTCGGCAACAACTGGCACGACTGTCACTGAGGCAGAGCGCCACTCCGGCAAGCCGTCTACTTGCACTGACGAAGCACCGGGCGAAGAAGCGGGGTATCCCTTTCAATCTCACGGTTGAAGACGTGGTGATCCCCGACTTCTGCCCGGTGCTGGGCTTACCGCTCTACCGCAACACCGGAGGACTGGCCCAAGGCCCGAACTCCCCATCCCTCGACCGCAACGACCCACCCCTTGGTTACACAAAGGGGAACGTCACGGTCATCTCGTCCAAAGCCAACGCCATCAAAAGCAATGCAACTCCCGAGGAGCTGCTGCGCGTGGCCGCCTATTACCAGGAGCACAGGTGAACAAGCTGATTCAGTTCGTCCTCGCCGGGATCGTCGAGACCGTCACACAGAAGCGGCTGCACAGGAGCCGCGAGCGAGCCGCGCGCCACAACTTGCAGCTCGCGAAGTACGCCGCTGCGATCCGTAAGACACAGACTAAGGAATCCTGATGCCCCCAAAGAACACCACGAAAGCTGAGCTGCAGCGTCAGCTCGAAGCGATGAGCCACGCCGTAAGCAACATGAAGGAAGCGCAAGTTCTGAAGGTCGGCGCGGAGTCCGTCATTGACCACATGAGCATGGTGAACTCACGCCTGGAGATGGATCGCCTCGATCACATCCGCGAGGCCACACGTCGTCGCTTCGCGCACGAGCTGGCCGACGCGCTGCTTCGGTCAGGCATGGTCAAGATGACCGAGTTCCTGGATGAAGACCCGCGCCGCTTCTGCCGCGTGCTCCGCATCGAAGGGTCGCTGTCGGTTTGCTGACCCTCCTCATCGACGCTGACGTTCTCCGCTACCAACTGTCGTTCAAGAACACCAAGACAGTGAAGTGGGAAGACGAGGACGACGGCGCTGAGGTAGTAGTCGCAGAGGTCACCAACCCCGAGAAGGCGAAGGCCGACCTGGACGACTATATCGAGGAGCTGCTGGAGAAGTTCGGAACACGCGAGTTCCTCCTGCCCCTCTCGGTGTCCACCAACTTCCGCAAGGGAATCTTGCCGACCTACAAGGGCAACCGCACGAAGCCGAAGCCAGCCCTGTGGAACGCCGTGGATGGCTTCCTACACGAGCTGTACCCCGAGAAGATCATCACCCGCGAATATCTCGAAGGCGATGACATCCTGGGTCTGCTGGCAACCATGCCGAAACCCCGACTGGCACCCGGCAAACGAATCATCGTGTCCATCGACAAGGACATGCAGACGATCCCAGGCCGCCTGTTCAACCCCGGCAAGCCTGACATCGGCACCCGTACGATCAGCGAGCACGAAGCCAATCTGTTCTGGATGAAGCAAGTGCTCACCGGGGACACCGTAGACAACTACAAGGGCTGTCCCGGCATCGGCCCCAAGAAAGCTGACGAGTTCCTTATGCCCGTCCATGAGGCCCTGCTGGGTCTGACGGTAGAGGAGCACCTGGCCGCCCTGTGGGTGACCGTCACGATGGTCTATGAGTCCAAGGGCTTTACCGCCGAGGACGCACTGATCCAGGCCCGTTGCGCACGAATCCTGCGAGACGGCGATTACAACTTCAAGACCGAGGAGGTGAAACTTTGGACACCACAGTAAAGACGGGAGTCAAGCATGATGCCGGCAAGGCACCGCTCAGTTTGATCCCTGCTGATGCCTTAACCGAGATCGCTAACGTCTTCGGTTTCGGCGCTCAGAAGTACGCCGCATTCAACTGGACAGGCGGATTCGACCATCGGCGTTTGTACGACGCGATGCTGCGCCATACGTTTGCCTCACTGGCCGGCGAAAACGTCGATTCCGAGAGCGGCCGTGATCATCTGGCACACGCTGGCTGCTGTATTTTGATGCTGCTATCACACCGCTTGCGCGGCCTCGGAACAGACGACCGTGGCCCCAACGAAAAGACGAATGGACTCACTCATCAAGCGGTCGAGCGTTAACGTGTTCATTCAGCGCATTCGAATATTCGGACGACGCCTGCTTGATGGCATTGCGCACGTCTAATTCCAACACATTTTTGATGTTCGCCAGGTCCAGCCCCACGTTGTCTCTGTCCCAGCTGTATCTCAGGTTGGCGGTCAGCTTTTTAGTTCGATTCCACGCCGTTATCACTATTTGATCGGGCGTCACCGTGAAAACGAAATGATAATCAGAAAAGGCCTTCCGGCTATTTACATAGCTCGTGAGGTCGGCTTGGACGAACTGTTCTGCCACTAGGAGAACGCGGTTGGGCGTCAACTCAGGAGCCACGAAGGCGGTAGAACTAGTTCGCGACGAACGCTCAGTTACTACTCGCATTTCCGTTCTAAGGGCTGCAAGTTCTGCGAATAACATCGCCTGCATTTCTCCTGAACTGTCGTTCTGCTTGCCGAGCGTACGCATTAGGCCGGCGCGAACTATGGGATTTGAAGCTCCGGTATGCGTACCCGATGCAGAAATGGCGGCAGAAAGATCATCGCGCCACGCTTGGAGACCCATAACGGACGCGTCGTAAAAGATCGTATTGATGCCACCGATGTCAAACGGAAGTGCTTCACCGTTCTCTATCATTTGCACCAGCGGTTTGTCGGTTGCATGTCGAACAGCCACCTCATACATGACGTTGGGGTTGTGGCCATGCAGGTCAACAATGACCAAATCAGCATCAATAATTTTATTTACGATGCCTTCGGTGACCATGCCGGGCGCTTTGTCTTCGTCGGCGCGCTCAACGACGTAGCCGAGCTTCTCGGCAACTGGACGAATCACCTCTCTGAGGAATCCATCGGAACGCCGCCGGGCTTCGGAATTGATACTTCCTATCGGACTGACAACGAAACACTTTTTCGCGGGTGCAACTGTGTCGTCCTTCATCTTTCCCCCTAATGACTCCCCTTCTCGATCGTCAGTCTACTTGAATATCCATAGCCTCCGAAAAGAGCGCGCGCGGGTAAAACAACCAGCATAGGAGGAAACAACCGTTTCCCATCAAGGGTTCCGGTGGTTCTTGAAGATCCCGTTCACGAATCACGGAGCCCCCTATGTCCGAGAACATCCCCCTTCACGCCTACGACCTGATCGACGAGCTGGATAAGCGATACCCCGAGGTCATCTACGACCCAAAAGGGGATCACAACGAGTTCCTTCTGAGATCAGGTGAACGTCGGCTGGTGTTGTCCCTCCTGCGAAAGCGTCAGCTCGAACAAGAGGAGCAGCACTGAACCATGTGTACCAGTAAACCCAAGGCCCCCAAGCCCACCGAAGCGGAGAAGCCGGCCATCCTGCTGACCGCCCGTGATGGCCTGGGGGATCAGGAGAGTGCAACGACGGGTCGAAAGAATCTCCGCATCGACCTGAATAAGTCCACCTCCACCGCTTATGGAAGCAGTCTCGTTATCCCTACTTGAGCACGTCCGCACCGCAGACCGTCTCAGCAGAAGGCCGTTACTCTCAGCTCAAGTCTGATCGAAACAACGCCGAGTCCCGCGCAAAGCAATGCGCCACTCTCACACTGCCGACGCTTTACAAGGAAGTCTCGAAGGGCAAATCGAGTTCTTCCCGCACCACCCCGTACCAAGGCACCGGCGCGCGATGCGTTAACTCGCTGTCCGCCCGTCTGCTGTTGGCGCTGTTCCCTGCGAACGCCAACTTCTTCAAGTTATCTCCCGATGGCATGGACGCTAACCAGCTCGCAGAGCAGGCCGGCATCCAGCAGGGGGAGCTAGAGATGGGTCTCGCTGAGATCGAGCGTACCGTCATCAACGACATCGAAACGTCCGGCATGCGCGGACGCTTAGGCCTTGGCCTGAAACATCTCGTGACGACCGGCAACGTACTGATGTACGTGCCCGACGAAGGCAACGCCAAGATGTACCCGCTGACCCGTTACGTCGTTGACCGCGACGGTATGGGTTCCGTCCTTGAAATCATCACCCTCGACAGCATCGCTCCGTCCACCTTGGGCAATGAGCTGAAAGCCTCGCTGGGTCTCGATGAGAAGAAGGGCGGCAAGAACGATTCCGGCCCCGAGCAAGACGTTGAACTCTATACCCGCATCTACCGTGACGGTGAGCTGTGGCAGGTGTACCAGGAAGTGAACGGCAACATCGTTGCTGGCTCCCAAGGCACCTACCCCATCGACGCCTGCCCCTGGATTCCCCTGCGGATTCCCGAGGAAGACGGTGAGGACTACGGCGCGGGTCTGATCTACGACTACTACGGCGACTTCGATGCACTGGAGAAACTGAGCAAGGCCATTCTCAAGGGAGCAGCAGCCGCCGCCAAGGTGCTGTGGGCACTCGATGAGAACGCCTCGATCCGCCCGAAGACCATCACTGAAGCCGAGTCTGGCGACGTGTTGCGCTTCAAGGCAGAACAGCTCAAGGCCGTATCGCAAGAGAAGTACGCCGATTTCAACTTCGTCGGTCAGCACATCGACAAACTGATTGCACGTCTGGAAATGGCGTTCGGTGTTCGCACCTCGATCCAGCGTCAGGGCGAGCGTGTCACTGCAGAGGAAATCCGTTACCTGGCTCAAGAGCTGGAGGATGTCCTCGGGGGCATCTACTCGATCCTCGCTGAAGACCTACTGCTTCCGTTGGTTCGTCGAATCATGTATCGCCTCACGCGCACCCGCCGTCTTCCTGATCTGCCTCCTGGACTCATCAAGCCCCGCATCGTTGTCGGCGTCGCCGCCCTCGGTCGTGGTCAGGACATGCGCAAGATCATGGAATGGGCACAGGCAGCACAGCAGGTGCTCACGCCGCAGGTGTTCTCGTCTCGTGTCGATGCTGGCGAGTTAATGGCCCGTATGGGTGCAGCCTCCGATCTGACCATGAAGGGACTCATCAAGTCCGACGAGCAGATGGCGCAGGAACAGCAGGACGCCACCGCACACCAGGCAGCCATCCGCGCAGCCCCAACCATCGCAGGTGCCGCTATGGCACCACAAGGAGTTCCCAGTGGCGAAAGCTAACCCCGTGACCGACACGCCGGCTGATCCGGCAACAACCCCAACAGAAACCGTCACGGCTCCGGTCGTGACAGAAACAACCTCTGTGGTCACCCCGAAGGCGAAGACCGCCCCGGCCGATCCCCTTGAGAAGTTCAAGACCGTCGTGGACGGCCTGAGCATCTACAACTTCACCGAGACTGCCCTGTGACCGAAAAGACCGAGATCGTCCTCAACGTCGAACCTCCAGTGGAAACCGACCCGACATCCGAGGTCACCTATGGTGGCTTCAAGACTGTTGAAGAGCTGGTAACCGCTCATGCCGAGCTGACTGCTAAGCAGACCACGCCCACCAAGACCGCCGAGGAAATCGCGGCTGACGAAGCTGCTGCACTGGCGGTCGAGGAAGGCGACAAGCCGGCTCTGGAAATCCCTGCGGGGGACGACGAGGCTCAGAAGGTTGTCGAGGGTGCCGGCCTGGATTGGGACGCTCTCAATGCGGAGTACGCGAAGGACGGGAAGCTATCCGAAGAAACCTACGCGAACCTGGCGAAGTCCAGCATCCCGCGTGACGCCGTTGATACCTACATCCAGGGCAAGCAGGCACAGGCCGATGCATACGACTCGGCCGTGTATGGCACCGCTGGCGGCCAGGAAGCTTACGGCTCCCTCGTGTCGTGGGCGAAGTCCGCCCTGTCCGATTCCGAGAAGGTTGCCTTCAACGACGCCGTGACCTCCGGCGATGCTGCCCGCGCGAAGATGGCCGTGGAAGCGTTGACTGCCCGCCACGCCAAGACGCACGGCACACCGCCGCAAAACCTGCTGAATGGAAAAAAGGCCGCTACCGGCGTTGAACCTTTCAAGTCGCAGGCAGAAGTAACCGCCGCAATGAACTCGCGTGCATACAAGACCGACCCGGCGTTCCGCGCAACGGTTGTGGAGCGGCTGGCCCTCTCCGAGTTCTAAGTTCTAAAGAGAAACCCCGCGTTGTGCTTCGGCCCCTGCGGGGTCACCCCTCTCTCTCAACCCATCCAAAAGGAAAATACACAAGAACAAAATGGCAAACGCTACTCCGAACCGCCTTGGTCAGATTCAGGGCGCTGGTGATGCACAGGCACTATTCCTCAAGCAGTACGGTGGAGAAGTGCTGGCTTCGTTCGTCGCCGAGTACGTCATGGCCGGTCATGTGACCGAGCGAAACATCATGCACGGCAAGTCGGCTT